CCTCCACTTACTTTCTCTACACACGGAGGCTGTTACTATGCTCACTTCTCAGCTCTTCATTATCCCGTTCTTCGTTATCAGTCGTTCCATAACGCTGAAAATCGCAGTTCGGGCTCGATCGCAATCCGACTACCTCCCCCTAGTGGGGAACCGTCTAGTCTTTGACTTTGACAGTCGTCGGGATCGCGAGTCGTATGAAGGGCTCCCTAAACTCTGCTTCGACGCCACGGTTAAACTCCGAGAGTCGCTGCAAGAGATGGAGAGCTATGGCTGGCCCTTGTCAGTACGCCAGAAGATATTCGTCGCCCGAAAGGCGCCGGATATCGAATGGCTGTATGACGTGGGGTATGGTGAGCGAGCCTCTGTACCTGAATCTTTCTTCGAGTGCCTTCAAGCTCTCGCTGAAGATTCGTAGATTAAGTTCGCAGAAGGGTCCTCTGGGTGGCGAAATACCACCCTGGACTCCTAATTGTTGTAAGGAGCCCAAAATGACAACAGGTTCACGCGTCAGGGACGGCAGATGGACGACCAATTACGGTCAAGGACTCACGTCCGAAGGCCCGTATTGGTCCAAGAGCTGGACCGGAGGTAATTCGATCTCCCAAAAGAAGATCGTAACTGCAAGGCCTAAATCTGATCCTTTTCCTACTCGGCCTGACCTCGAGAATCGTCTTCCGAATGAAAATTCTAAAGACTTCCGGCGTCGGGTTAAGAGGTTGAGGAGAGAATGGCTTGCCCGTGTTCGGGAATTCCTGAGAAGGAACCCCAAACGTGGGCCTCGTGCAAAACCTCGCAAGCGCGTGATGCCGCCGAATGGCTACTCGTTGACAGTATACGATTATAACCTGGGTAATTATCAGGTGCGTCGTTCGGGTGAAAGTCAATACAATTATTGTATGAACTGTAACCCGCTTGTCAATGGCCACGTACCCCTTGATCCAAAGGATCATTACCGCGTAATTGAGAAACTTAGGCGGAAGGTGTACGGATCCGGTTTTCATCCCGGTATCTTCGCGGCGGAATCTGGAAAGGCCTTAGTGATGATCACTAAGTCGTGCACCCAGATCCGAAACGCCTTGATTGCCCTTTTTAAAGGCAATTGGCGCGGTATCATCCGCAACTTAGGTGAGCCAGTCGGTCACCTCTATGGTAGGGCGAGGTACTCGTACCTCTCCTATCATGAGGGCCGCATGTCTCTTTCTAAGGCGTGGCTTGCTTTCCAGTATGGCTGGCTACCTCTCCTCAATGATCTTGAAGAGGGGGAAGCCTACCTAGCTGAGCAGCTTTATGGTACCGGCGCGGCCAACGGCCGGAGGGTCGTTGCTCGCAGGCAATTTGCTGGGGCCAACTACATGCACTGGCAAAACCCCGGTGTTCTGGAGTTCGGCCTGGCGGGGCGCGTTACCACGCATGATGTTCAGTACGTAATTACCAACTTACGGGCTGATACACCCTCTGCAGTCCCACCGCTCGCTTCCCTTGCGGGAGTGGTGTGGGAAATCGTGCCTTACTCATTCGTGTGTGACTGGGTAGCACCTATCGGTGGCTATCTCCAGGCTCTTAGGACGGCGTCCCAAATCAAGGGAACCGTCGTCCTGAGTATTAAGTCGCGGACCGAGTGGTATGGTCCTGCGACGGGGATAGGCATAGCTGCCTATCGCCAGGTGAGTGTCCTTCCAACAGAAAGGACCTTCCTCACATTCACACGAACGGTGTCGGATGAGATTTCTCCTCCTACACCCTTGGGGAACCTGTCCCCAAGTTCTATCTTCTCAGTTTGGCAACGTGCTGTATCTGCAGTTGCGTTGCTTCAAAATCTGAAGCTTAAGAAGTAGGCTTACTTCAGAACCCTCTTTTCCTACTGGTCGAATGACCTAAACAATAGGAGTAGTATAATGGCACAACAAGCTGCTATTACCGTCTTTGACGGTGCCACCACCCCGGTTTCCCACACGCTTCAACCAGTCGACAACAAAGTCCTGAAAGATGGGACTCGTGTCGCGGTCTGGCGTGAGAACAACCTCTCCATCCCTGTGGAAGCACAGGTGCGGGTTGAGTTGTATCAGCGGAATTTTCCTTCCAAGGTGGTCGAAACTCGTGCTGTCGTTGTCGTCCCGGTGATGGAATCCATCTCCGGAGCAAACGCTTCGGGCTACACCGCAGCCCCAAAGGTTGCCTACGAGGATCGCGCCGAACTCCGTGTTCTGGCGCATCGTCGTAGCACGGTTACGTCTCGTCGCCTGTGTAAGCAGATTCTTTTGAATCTTGCGAACAACATCGCGACGACCGTCACGCCGGTTAGTACCGGCGTGGTGGATGAAGGTGCTATTCAGCTCTTCATGCCTACTTAACCTAACCTTTTGGAGTACACCATGTCTTCTATTAGAAGCGAAGTACGTCCGGTATTACCGGTGGTCAGGTTTGACCAAGTACTCACAACGGAGATCAGCAATGAAATTATTGCCAAATCCGTCAGGTGCCTCCTGGACCGGCTGTCTTCAGCCGGCTGGGAGAGAGCGGGGCTCAGTATCCTTGCTAGTATTACTAGCAATGATATTCCTCATCTGTGCAACTATGATCCTGATGTCTTGGATCTCTCTGCACAGGACCAGTCCATCCTCCGACAATGCCTCGCTTTCTTCGGAAAGCGGCAAGACATCGATCTCGGGGTGGACCGTGAGGGTTCCGCCTACGCAAAATTCCGCGAGGCAGAACGAGCATGCGCCCTGACTAACAGTTGTTTCAGGGCTTGGAGTCAGGGTCGATTTCAATTCGATCCTTTCGTCGAAGGCATACTTCATGCCTCTCAGCGTAAAATCTCCGAGCTACTGGGACACTGTCCGTCAGTAAGCGAAATCCGGCCAAGATTCGGGCCGGGGGCGACGACCAGCACGCCAAAGAAAAATGCATGCCCGATAAAGAAACTCGGAAGCATGCCTGCATGTAGCGCAAACCTCACGACCTCGATGCTGGAAAGCATCGGGGACTCCGTATTTTTTGCGGATAATGAGGAAGCCCAGCAGTTGGAATTTGAAATACATTCCAACAAACTGGCATTTGTGCCCAAGAATGCCAAGATCGATCGTGCCATATGCACTGAACCAGTGCTAAATGGCATGTTTCAAAACGGTCTTGGGGACTTAATGGCTACACGTCTTCGACGTGTAGGAATCGACATACGGGACCAAACGCCTAATCAGCGTGCGGCCCTATACGGTTCCATTTCCGGTGCTTCAGCTACACTGGACTTAAGTTCTGCGTCCGATACAGTTGCCCTCCTATTAGTGGACCATCTTTTTCCACAAGATTGGGCAGACCTTTTTCGCAGTCTCCGATCGGCAGTCGGCCAGTATGGCCGACATACGATCATGCACTACGAGAAGGTCTCGTCGATGGGGAACGGTTTTACTTTTCCCCTCGAAACCATTATCTTCTGGGCACTTGCCCAGTCGGTAGTGGAGACTGTAGTCCCGCGCCACAGGATTCGCACGCTCGTTTACGGCGACGATATAATCGTACCGACCGAGTGTGCGGTCCCGCTCATGAAGGTTCTTCAGGCAGTAGGGTTTACCCCGAATGCTAAGAAGAGCTTCTGGACCGGAAATTTCCGGGAGAGCTGCGGGAAGGACTACGTTCTTGGTATCGACGTCCGTCCTGTCTATCTGGACGGTGCCCTAACGGGTGCCGACCTGTTTAGGCTACACAATTTCTTTTGGTCTAAGGGCGACTTTCAGCTCTCAGACTATTGGGAATCGTGCATCGACCCAACTATCCGTACCTATGGCCCAAAAGGCTACGGTGACGGCCATTTATGGAGTAATCGGTGGACACCGATTTTACCAAAGAATGGGTTGGGAGGAACCTTTTTTGAGGCTTGGTCTCATCGACCGAAGCGCCTCGCGAAGGGCTTGGCAGATAGGCTTTCCGCTCGCGTGTTGTTCCGGCCCCCGAAATGGGATCCGGAACGGATGGAGTGGTCTGCGC